TCTATTACTACGGCGTTTCGCCATTTGTTCATTGTAGTAACTCTGTCCTTTATAGATGAGACAACACATAAAGGACAGAGTTACTACAATGTACAAATGGCGAAACGCCGTAGTAATAGACAGGATAAGTAAAGTCACTGCTTGTAAAGTGTTTTTGGTGGAGCTGCTCGGTACCGCCCCGAGGTCCTGAATATCGTTGAGTTCGTTTCAACATTGCTCTTTTATTTATGATAACACAAAACTAGTGTATGTCAACCGGTTTAGCGTTTATTTGTGCAGGTTCTAGGGTTTTTTTCTGGTAATCAGCTATTGCGGCCTTAATTGAGTCTTCCGCAAGTACACTACAATGAATTTTAACTGGTGGTAAAGCAAGTTGCTCTACAATATCTGTATTCTTAATCTTTTTTGCTTCATCTAGTGTTTTACCTATGAGAACGGTAGTAACCATACTAGATGCCGCTATTGCTGAGCCACAACCGTATGTTTTAAACTTTACATCTTCAATTATATCATCTTTAACTTTAATTTGTAGTTTCATAACGTCACCACAAGATGGTGCACCAACCATTCCGGTTCCTACATCTACATCTTTAATGTCCATTTTACCTACATTTCGTGGGTTTTCGTAATGGTCTAAAACTTTCTTTGAATATGCCATATTTTCTCCTATCCTATACGAATAGTATTTATCTAGATTGATGCAAAGACGTTGTCGGGTGTAGTTACAATATATGGATCTGGGTCTTTTTCTGAACTATCTGGCTCTACAAACATTTTTTCAATTACGCCATTGTTTACAATCATTGCATAACGTCTACTACGCATATTAAAACCTACAACTGACATGTCAATTAACATACCCATTTCTTTAGTAAATTCACCATTTCCATCTGGGATTACTTTAACATTCTTAAGTTTATTGGCATCACGCCATGTATTCATAACAAATGAGTCATTTACACTAATACAATATATGTCATTTATTCCATTAGCATAAAAATTTGGTGCTTTTGCTTCAAATCCTGGTAACTGATAAGTAGAACAAGTAGGTGTAAACGCCCCTGGTAAACTAAACACTACAACTTTTTTATTTAAAAAAATTTCATCTGTTGTAAGATCTGCCCATGTTGATGGCAACATCTCACATGAATTAGGTTCAGCTGAATTACTTGGAACTCTAACTTTGAATGTAACTGATGGAACAGTACTATTTTCTTTTGTCATTACTATATCCTTTCTATTAATTATGTATATTATATGCTAAATCATCACGTTTGTCAAGTATTTTGAATAAATAGTTATATTATGCTAGAACAACAAACACTCCAATTTCAACAATTTATAGAACCATTAATAGGTTTAGGTATTACTGCGGTAGTAGTATTGTGGCTTAAAGAAGCTGTAGGTGACATTGTAGCCAGTATACGTTGGAAAATGAAACCAGGTTTTGAACCAGGTGACGAAGTATATTTAGACAGTGAAAGAGCAACAATTATTAGTATAGGATGGAGAGAGACCATATTTGAGATAGATAATGGTAGAGGTAAAGTATGGAGATACATTTACAATAAACGAATGCCTATACATAAACTAGAGAAAGTAATTGTTGATAAAAAGACAAAATAAACTAGTATATGAAAAAATACAATACAAAAGAACTACAACAAAAAGATTGGAATCACAATATTCATCCTTTTACGGATTTTTCCAATCGTAACCCTGCATTAATAGTATCATCGTCAGATGGTAATTATGTATATGACAGTGATGGCAATAAGTATTTAGACGGTGCGGCTGGACTGTGGTGTGTAAACATTGGCTATAATCATCCTGTAATGAAAAAAGCAATTGCTGATCAGCTTGATGAAATACCTTATTATTCAACATTTGGATCAACAGTTTGTCCACCATCTATAGAACTTGCCGCAAAACTTGCAGAACTAGCACCTGGGGATTTAAATCATACATTTTTTGGCACAGGTGGATCAATGGCAAATGATACAGCAATACGTATTATACATTTTTACTTTAATAAACTTGGTAAGCCAACTAAGAAAAAGATTATCTCACGTGTAGATGGATATCATGGCAGTACATATATGGCTATGACATTAACAGGCGTAAAATTTGACCATATTGGGTTTGATCTTGCTCCTGATTTAGTACATTATATATCATGCCCTAACAGTTATAGAAGAATTGAAGGTAACAATCCAACTAATGTTCGGTTAGTAACATTTTGTAATGAATTAGTAGAAGAATTTGAGAACAAAATACTTGAACTAGGACCTGATAATGTTGCGGCATTTATAGCTGAACCTATCATGGGTGCAGGTGGTGTTATTGTTCCTCCACCGGGCTATCATAGAAGAATGAAAGAAGTATGTGAGAAATACGATATTCTTTATATTGCAGATGAAGTAGTAACTGCATTTGGTAGACTTGGACATTGGTTTGCATCTGAATCAGTATTTGGTATGGTGCCTGATATTATTACATGTGCTAAAGGAATATCATCAGCATACATTCCACTATCAGCAACTATATTGTCAGATAAAATTTACGATGTAATTAGTGATGGACCACAAGAAGATGGAGCATTATTTACTCATGGATTTACATATGCAGGACACCCTGTTGCGTGTGCGGCTGGACTTGCTAACATTAAAATAATGGAAGACGAAAAAATACTAGAACATGTACGTGAAGTTGGCCCATACTTTGAAGAACAACTAAAACAAATGAGTAAACACTCTATAGTTGGTAATGTGCGTGGTAGTCATTATATGTTATGTATGGAACTAGTTAAAACAAAAGAAACTAAAGAATCATTTGATAGTAGTATTAAAGTTTGTGATAGGGTTGCTAAACACGCCCAAAGTCATGGCTTAATGATTAGATCAGTTGGAAATCATCTTGTTTTATCACCACCATTAACACTTACTAAAGAAAATATAGATGAAATAATAACAACATTAGATGCAAGTTTTAGTGCTACTGAAAAAGAATTAATAGACGAGAGAATAAGATGACTACAAATATACAAGAATTAACTATCCCAGATTATGAACGAGTAATCCATGCTACAAACAGTGACACTGGATTAGATTGTTTAATAGCAATTCATTCTACAAAACTAGGACCAGCTATAGGTGGTTCACGATTTTGGCAATACGAAAAAACACATGATGCTATAGAAGATGTATTAAAACTATCAAAAGGCATGACATATAAAAATAGTCTTGCTGGATTAAACGCCGGAGGAGGCAAAGCGGTTATCAATTTGCGTAATGCAGAAAAAACTCCTGCTCTATTAAGAAGTTTAGGAGAAGTTGTAGATGCATGTAACGGTAGATATCTTACAGCAGAAGATGTAGGAAGTTCTCCAGCTGATATGCAAATAATCAATGAAATGACTAAACATGTTTTATTAACAGACAGAGATCCAAGCCCTGCAACTGCATTCGGAGTAATAAGGGGAATGGAAGCTTCAGTTAATTTCCTAAGACAAGAAATGGCTCCTGGGCAAAGTTTAAAAGATTTACATATTTCTATTCAAGGACTAGGCCATGTAGGAATGTCACTGGCCAGAATGTTACATGATAAAGGTGCAATACTAACAGTTACAGATATAAATAAAGACAAATGTTTGGAAGTAAAAGAAAAGTATGACGCTTCAATTGTAGAACCCGATGATATATATGATGTTGAGTGTGATATTTTTGCTCCGTGTGCATTAGGTGGGTCAGTTAATAAGGAAACTGTTGAAAGATTACGATGTAAAATCTTGTGTGGTGCCGCTAATAATCAATTATGTGTTTCAATGGTTGGTTATGCATTAAAAGATAAAGGAATTATAAATGTTCCAGATTTTCTTGTTAATGCAGGTGGAGTAATTGACGCATATAAAGACTTTAGTCGTCTACCTTCAGATTTTCATGTAGCAAATATGATTGATGGAATCTATGATAGAGCTTTAATATGTTTAAAAATTGCAGCAGACAGCGATGTTCCAACAAATTTAATAGCCGAGCAAATGGCTGAAAAACGATTAAAATAAACGAACACAAATTAACTAAATACATTATAATGAAATACAATATAAATTGGCAATTAGCAGAACTATGTGGAAATATTTCTAAAATAGTATATAACGATCTTAATACAGTAACTGAATACTTAAAAACTAATAAAATTAAATATTCAAGTATAAAGATGTTTGATAATGATAATGCCGAAGGCTATGGAATAGTAATGCATGATTATATTATTTTAGCATTTAGAGGAACTGGTGCTAAAGATGATGGTGAATTTTCTATATCCGCGGCTTTTAAAGATTTTCTTGCTGATATTAAAGCATGGCCATCTGAAAGTGAAACACAAGGTAATGTTCATTCTGGATTTAAAACAGAATTAGATAAACTATGGCCGCAAGTTACTAAATGGTTAGGAAAAAAATACAAAACTAAAAAAGTTGTAATAACTGGACACAGTTTAGGTGCCGCAATGGCAACTATATGTGCTAGTAGATTACATGAACTTGATGCAGACTTAGTTTTATATACATTTGGATCTCCAAGAGTTGGAGATGGTTATTGGGCTAAACAATTTGATGATATTGAGGCTTATCGTATTGTAAATAACAATGACCTTATTTGTAGAGTACCACCATTTGGATATTATACACATATTGGGCAACTTCATTATATAACATATGATCTTAAAATTAAAACAAATATGACACCGTGGCAACGGTTTATTGATAGAGTTAGAGGTACATTAAAGGCATTTAGTAAGTTTCAAATGTTTGATGCTATATATGACCATCCTGGAAATCAGTATGTTAAGAAAATTAAGAAAGCTCGTAAATAATTTGTGTGTGGTCATTTCCACGCACCCATGTACCCTCTAAACTTTTAATAACACATTTCCCTTTAAATTTTTTAACAGTTAATTCTAACTGCTCGTCACTACCAACTAAATCAGCTTTTAGTATATCATAACAAGGCACTTTGTTCTTATCTAATGCAAGTATAATCATATGTTCAAGTCCATTGTGACGCCAATTGTAACCTATACGTGTATCTTCACCTTTTATAAATCCATCATAACGCACTACATCCCAAAATACAAATTTAATATTTTCTGGATCGGCTTTTAGTACTTTTTCATTATCAGTTTCTACTATAGTTATTCCATTTGCCACTACAGCATGTCCATCAAATACTATGCTATTACTTTGTGCTAAATGAATAAATTGTTCGTTATATATTTCCCAACCATTAATATCTTCACCTTGAGAATTTTTATATGTAACTATACCTTTGTGTACTATTACATTAACTCTTAATCCTCTACTAATAGGTTGTACCGCGGCCGGATACTTACTAAATGTTTTATAATCACCTGAAGTAGGATTACTTATTGGATAAACCATTATTAATCCAGGCCACACACGATTTATTGTTTCTGGTTCCAATCCTAAATCTAATTCTTGCTTTAACAGACTAAGAAATAAGCCAGCATCACGCTCATCTATATGATTCATTGCCATATTACAAGAAAAGAGTTTTTCTTTTTCACTATATTTTTCGTCAATTATGTCGACTAAAAGATGTAAGAACTTTGTTAAACCCATACCAAATTGTTTACCATGTCGTCTTGGAACAAAATCTTGCATTCCAAAATCAATCCATGGGTTATATGCTATAGTTATTATTCGTTTTAATATAGGTTCTTTATGATATGTGGATAAAAGCTCAAACTTCTCTTCTTGCGTCTCAAAGTGTTGCAATTTAGATATTAATTCAGATAATAGGTGTACCTTGCTCATACAACTATTTATCTAGTTAAGTATGTAGTTATTTTATTGTTGTTGATTCGTATGTGTGGTTATATTGATTATTAACCATTATGAATGTTGCACATCGCATTAGATGTTTAAGACGCTGTGCGCCTGCGTATGTGCATGTACTACGCACTCCGCCTAGTATATTTTGAGTAGTTCCTTCTATTGGTCCTCTGTACGGAACAAGAACTTCTCTTCCTTCGCTACTTCTGTAGTCTTTAAGTCCACCAAAGTGTAATTTATTTGCCGCATCACTACTCATTCCGTAAAATTGTATAAATTTTTCACCATCTCTAGTAACCGGATTACCACCACCTTCATCATGTCCTGCAAACATTCCGCCTAACATTACAAAGTCGGCTCCGCCAGCAAATGCTTTAGCCACATCACCAGGACAAGTACAACCGCCGTCAGCGATAATATGTCCACCAAGCCCGTGTGCCGCATCTGCACATTCAATAACTGCTGATAATTGTGGATATCCAACACCAGTTTGTATACGTGTTGTACATACTGATCCTGGTCCAATACCCACTTTAACAATGTCAGCTCCATTAAGAATTAATTCCTCAGTCATTTCGCCTGTAACTACGTTACCTGCAATGATTACTACGTGTGGATATTTATTTCTAAACTTTCTAACAAAATTACTGAACCGTTCACTATAACCATTTGCTACATCAATACAGACATACTTTAGATTATCACCAACTTGTTGATATACTCCATTAAACTTTGCTAGGTCAGTATCAGATATACCAATACTCATTGCTACATGTTCTCGTCTGGTATTAAAATAATCAACTAACTCGCTTACTGCTAATGTTTTAACAAGGCATGTAAACATATGCTGTTCAGCAAGTTTATCAGCCATTTCCAATGTACCTACGCCATCCATATTACTTGCCATAATTGGAATACCACGATAATGCCTGTAATTGTCTACAGTTTTACCTTCATAATTACGAAATTTAAAACCACGTTCTAAATCTACATCTTTACGTGAACCTAATGTACTACGTTTTGGACGAATTAATACATCACTATAATCATATTTTGTATCATTTTCAATTCTCATTTTCACACACCCTTTTTCTTAAATCTGTTGTACTAAATCTATGGTCTCTTTTATTAAAATGAATTTGTATATCCCTTGATTTACAAATTTCTTTACCAGTGAAATCTTTTGTTCTATATTCTTCACCTAATATTCTAATATTAATTGGATACATAGATATTATATCTTGTAAATCTTTTTCAGTTTGGTATGGTATTATTTCATCAACATACTTTACAGCACTTAATTGAGCATGTCTTTCTACTAAACTTTGTATAGGCTTGTTTTTTTCTGGCCTATCAATACTTGGATCAACTTGTAATCCAACAATTAAATGATCACAAGTATTTTTTGCTTCTCTTAACATCTCAATATGCCCTGAATGAAGTAAATCAAATGTTGAACAAGTAAATCCTATTTTCATAATCCTAATATTCCGTATGCTTCATATGGAAGCCAATGTGTTTTCATTCGTTCTGGATGCCATAATACAGTTATTATATTATCTAATTTCCAACTCTCACAATATCCATACTCATCTGTTGCTAAACATGTTGCTCCAGGTGGAATTTTACTTAGCACCTCTTCATGCCTACTGCAAACTTCAACACTACTATCCTTATAGTTTACACTATGATCATGTGCATGTCTACCATTTTTTTCTAAAGTTCCGCCAAGTGCTACCGTCAGAAATTGGCATCCTCGGCTAATACCTAATATTGGCTTATCATAGAGTTTTGCTAAATCTAACGTGTGCTTTTCTACCCGTAAACGATTTTCATTGTATTGCCAACTATTTGGCATCATACTATTACCACCTGTAAATACCACTAAGTCACTATCAACTACTGTACTTGTTTTATAATGTTCTAAGTGATTAGGAATGGGTTGTAACGTATGACCCGAAAACATTTCATAAAATCCATGATCAATGCTGTCATACGGTCCATTTTGAAATTCAATCACACGTTGCGTGATTGCTATATTCATTATTTAATATTTTATTCTACTTTTTCTATTGTAACGTCTAACGGAAATTGATTCTGTCTTGCGTTAGTTATGGTTTCTACACATTTTTGTTCTGCTACTTCGTAGCTATATGTGCCTGCTATGCCGCGGCCCTTTTCGTGAACCTCAAGCATCACAGAGTTTGCTTCTTCTAAAGATCTATTAAAAATATTCTGTAAAAGATTAACTACAAACTCCTGTGGAGTAGTATCATCATTAAGTAAAATAACATTATACCTTGACGGTAATTTTAATTTAACAATATCTGCTACGCCTTGTTCTGATGCTTGAGTCATTTATTTACCTTAGTCTATTTTAATAGAACGTGGTTTCTTTTCATCTGGAATATTTTGTTCCAATGTGACTACTAAGATACCATTGTCTAACTTAGACGATTTAACTTCTACATAATCAGCTAAACTAAATTCTCTTCTAAAGTTTCTAGTTCCTATGCCTTTATATAAATATTCAATCTCTTCCTTGCTGTCTTTCTTTTCAGCATTGATTGAAAGTTGGTTACCGTCTTGTTCGACTTTTATTTCGTCTTTATCAAAGCCTGCGACTGCTAGGCTAATTGAATAACTACTGTCACTCACTTTTACAATATTGTAAGGTGGGTAACCGCCTGAAGTATTTGATGCAAACGTTGTAGTTAAGTCATCAAATAATCTATCAAAGCCTATTGTAGCTTTATAAAAATCTGGAAGATTTAGTGTTGTTAGTCTTGTCATATCTTTTCTCCTTTATTAAGCAAGATTTTTTAGAACCCTTTCGGCATTCTATGTATAACAGAAATCAGTTCTATTACACATTGTTATTTATGCACAAATGCACATAAATTCAGTTAAAACGTATTAATATAGTCTTTTTTTCTCTATAGTATCTTTCGCTATACGTCTACGATGTCTAGCACGTCCTGCGGCTTTTGCTTTAAGTCTTTTTTCTGTATTACTGATAAAGTATCTACGTTCACGTACTTCATTCATAATACCAGACTTTAAAACCATCTTTTTAAGTTTTCTAATGGCTTGTTCAACATTATTGTTTCTAACTATTACAGTTAGTCCATCACCGGCTTGTTCGTCTCTATAGTTTTTCTTATATTTTCCCATATTTATTCGTTTGTTTAATTATTAACTTACATATAGTATAACGTAAGATTTCTTACTTGTCAACCATAAAAAACCCTTGTTATAGTGTTTTTAACATTATTTTATACTTGATATTGTGCCCGATACTCTATTACTATGAGTAATAATTCTCTCATATTCTACTTCTAAGGTATTTGCGAACAAATTTAACAATTCTTTTGCCATATTTTGTCTACCACGTTCTCTGCCACGTAAAATAACTGTGACTGTTACTTTGTTATTTTTATCCAAAAATTTACGAGCCATTTTAGCCTTAGTTTCCAAATCATGAGTATCAATGTTTATACCCATTCGTATTTCTTTAGTCTCAATAATACTTTCACGTTGTTTCTTTTTAGCCAATTTGTCTCTTTGCTTTAACTCATATATATGTTTGTTTAATTCAGTTATTTTACAAACTGGTGGTGTTGCTCTTTCAGCAATTAACACTAAATCTAAACCTACATTTTGAGCTTCTTTTATTGCATCATTAATAGACAGTATTTGGTTGTTGCCGTCTGGAAAGGAAACTCTAACTGTGTTGTGTTTTATTCTTTCGTTAGCTATAACAAAAGGACCTTTATATCTTTTTTTAAAAGGCTTATTTCGATGCATTATTAGTATTGATAAATTGTGGCTCTGCAGTTTTTAAAATCACTTGTTCATTTATAATAATTTTTCTTACACCTTGGTTATATAATTCTGGTAACTTATATTGCGTTTCAAGTAGTGCGTCATCTAATATTTTACGTAATCCTCTTGCACCTAGTTCTTCTTTTATAGCAATATTAGCAATTTCTTCTAATGCTACTATTGTAAACTCTATTTGTATTTTGTCAAGTAAAAATAGCTCTTTTATTTGGTCTATTATAGAATCAGTGGGTTCTGTTAGTATTCTAGTTAAATCATGCTTATTTAACGAATTTAGCACGTTTACGCTAGGTAAACGCCCTACAAACTCAGGTATTAAACCGTATTTTATTAAATCTTTTGTTTGTAAATAGTCTTGCCAATTGTCTATCTTATCGTCTTTAGACTCATTAAAACCTATTCTTGACTTCCCTAATCTATTAATTACAACATCTTCTAAACCAATAAATGCACCACCAACTACAAATAGTATGTTGGTAGTATCAATTTTTACTTTTTCTGGATTATGTTTCGGTTTGTTAGGAACATTTACTACTGTACCTTCCATGAGCTTTAAAAGGCTCTGTTGTACACCTTCACCTGAAACGTCCCTACTTAAACTAACATAGTCATTACGTTTGGCTTTTTTGTCTATTTCATCAACATATATAATTCCTTGCTCAGTTAATTGTATATTATAATCTGCGGCTTGAAATAATTTATGTATTAGTACTTCTGCATCTTCTCCTGCATACCCACTTTCAGTAATAGTTGTAGCATCTGTAATAACCATAGGCACACCTAAAAACTTTGAAAGTGTTTGCGCCATTAATGTTTTACCAGTTCCTGTGGGTCCTGCAAGTAAAACATTACTT